ATGGCGTTGGACTATATCCAGCCTGCCGTTCAGGTGCGGAAAGTGGCGAAATTGCTGGAGTTGGTGACGATTCGGGTCAAACGCGGCGAAATTCCAGAGACTTTGGAAAGTTCTCGCGAGATTGAGGAAACGGGACTTGAGATCTCTCCGCCGTCAGTGATCACTGTGTCTCGCGGCGACTGTTTTGCAACGGGCAAGACGGTCCGCGATGAACTCTCAAACAGTAACGGTGATCCAATTGAGCGAACAACAACGCGAGGAGATCGCGACCATATTGGCGCGGGCGATTCGACGAACGCTAGACAAGAAGGCGGCGAAAAGCAAGCAAGACACATCCCAGCGGCCGAGCACACCGGAGGTTGCTGATGAGTCCTAGTGCAGCATTTGAAATCGCCGAGTTGGCCGACCTGACGATTGACCAACTGGTGGCGAAGTTCGAGGTCGTTCACAAAGAAAAATGTCGTTCCCGAAATCGCAACTTTATCGTCCGCCGTATCGCTTGGCGAATTCAAGCCAACGAAGAAGGCGGACTGAGCGAACGAGCATTGCTCCGTGCCGGACCGATCGCCGACGAGTCGGTGATTCGAGTGACTCCGCCGAAACCGAAAGTCGGTGGCGACGTGGTGCGAACCAAAATGCCGCCGAACTGGGACCCTCGCATTCCGCCACCAGGCAGCTTTGTCGAGCGGCGATACAAGGGCAAGATTCGGCGTGTGCTGATTCTGACCGAGGGCTTTGAGTATGAAGACCAACGGTTCGACTCTCTGTCGGCCATCGCCAAATCCATCACAGGAAACCACATGAGCGGCTTCCGGTTTTTCAAATTGGGAGAACACGCATGAGCAATAGACAAGAAACGTCTTCGACAAAAACGATTCGCTGCGCCATCTACACTCGCAAGTCTACGGAAGAAGGATTGCAGCAAGAGTTCAATTCGCTGGACGCACAGCGCGAAGCGGGCGAAGCGTTTATCGCCAGTCAGAAAGCCGAGGGCTGGCGTTGCTCGCCGGAGATGTATGACGACGGAGGATTCTCGGGCGGCAACCTCGAGCGGCCGGCAATGAAGCGGCTGATGGAGGACATCGAGGCCGGAAAAGTCGATTGCGTCGTGGTCTACAAGGTCGATCGTCTGAGCCGGTCGCTGATGGACTTTTCGCGGGTGATGGAAACGTTTGACAAATTCGGGGTTTCGTTTGTTTCGGTGACGCAGCAGTTCAACACGACGCATTCGATGGGCCGGCTGACTCTGAATATTCTGCTGTCGTTCGCCCAGTTCGAGCGTGAAATCATTGGCGAGCGGATTCGCGACAAGATCGCCGCGATGCGAGCCAAGGGCAAATGGTCCGGCGGGATGCCGGTACTCGGCTTCGATGTTGACCGCAGTGGGACAAGCCCGAAGCTGGTTGTGAACGCTACTGAAGCAAAACAGGTTCGCAAAATCTTTGAGCTGTACTTGGAGTATCGTTCGCTGCTGCCGGTGGTAAAACGGCTCCAAGAACTCGGTTGGCCGAACAAGGTCTGGCGGACTCGTGCTGGGCGGACACGCGGCGGGAGGGTGTTCGACAAGCCGGCGGTCCACTCACTGCTCACGAGTCCGCTGTACGTGGGCAAGATTGCCTACAAAGAGCACATTTACGAAGGTGAGCATGATGCAATCGTTGACCAGGAAACGTTTGACGAGGTTGGCAAAATGCTGCAGTCGCACCAGAAAGGGAGAGCACAGCGATTGGTCAACAAGTATTCGGCACTGTTGAAAGGCATCCTTGTTTGTCCGTTTTGCGAGTGCCGCATGGTTCACAGAACGACCAAGAGAAAGTCGAGCGTGTATCGGTATTACGCTTGCCAAACGACGGTGAAGAGTGGGGCCGATGCTTGCGAGATGGGTTCCGTATCAGCAGCAATGATCGAAGCTGCCGTCGTTGATGAGCTCCGAGTGGTTGTTGATGACCAAGGTTTGCGTGACGCCGTGTACCAAGGATCGAAGGCATTGCTTGACGTCGAACAGTCCGAGATCGAAACGCACTTGGCTCAGTTGAAAGCTCAGATCAACCGCGACACGGAGGAGGTTCGACGGATATTGAAGCACGAAGTTTTCGAGAATCTGAATGATGTGCGAGTCGAGGATCTGAAGGCACGGATCACGAAGACGGAAGCCGATCTTGCTGTTGCGACAGAAAAACTGAAGCAGGTGGCCGCTCGCAAACTCTCGCGGCTCGACATCGACATCGCAATGTCGGACTTCAAAGTGGTTTGGGCTTCTTTGACGGCGAAGGAACGCGTTCATCTCGTCGAGCTTCTAGTTGCGCGAGTCGTCTACGAACCTGACGCCGGTTCCATGGCGATCTCGTATCACCCGACGGCGATCACCGCGCTGGTTGAAGAGTGCGAGGAATCGGTCGCATGATTACGGTTCGCAAAACGATCGCGGTGACGACATCGCGCCGCCACAAAGTCGTTGACGAGAAGGAAGCGGTGCCTGGGACGCTGCCGCGAATCACGCGGCTGATGGCGTTGGCGATTCGGTTTGACGAGTTGCTTCGATCGGGCCGCGCGACCGGGTTGCAACACATTGCTGAGATCGGGCATGTCTCGCAGCCTCGTGTTTCGCAAATCCTAAGCCTGACATTGTTGGCTCCCGATATTCAGGAAGAGCTGCTGTTCTTGCCTCGGATGAAGAAGGGCAAACCGCAAATTTCGGAAAAACATTTGCGACCGCTCACGATGGAAATCGACTGGGAAAAGCAACGTGTTTTGTGGGCGAAACTGCGGGCTGCCGGATCACCCAAACGGGTCCGGTCATAACGACTGCGAAGAATATTTTGGCGACGAGGGACCAGACGTGTCACGAGACATGTGTCTGATAAACAGGTGCACGGATTTTGCTAGCAAACGCTAGTCACCCAACCGTCCCCAAGGATGTTCATAACCAGCGTCGTTTTTTGAGTCTGCCATGCCCGCTTACAAGCCACCAAGTTTCCTCAACCATGCCCTGGGTTCCGTTGACCTTTCCCTGCTTCGTGATTTCCTGCTGCCGTTTGCTGAGTACTTCGCAAAGCGGAAATTTCCGATCTCCGCCTCGACCGAACTGGACGAAGAGCAATTCAAGACACTCGCACGTCTGCTGAGGACTCCCACTCGATCCGCGCCCAGCGAACTGATCGAAGCTCAATTTCACATCGACGAAGTCGCCAACGATCGAGGAATGGAGTCCTTGATCCTGGCCTATTCCAAAGCCGGCATCCCGCTGCCAACCGACGACGAACTAACGCCGGCGGACCTAGCGATGCGAACGTGGATGAACCATCCCAACTTGCTGCGACGATCGAACTACGAGCGGATCGCGACCAGTCAACGTTCGTTTCGTCATTATATGAATCGGCACGAGAAGCCGATGCCATTTCAGTTGCCGACGACGGTCGTCATCAATGCGATGGAGAAACGCTTGTCGACATTCAACCGCGATCGACACCGCGGTGGCGGGACAGCGTTGTGGATGCATGACGTTGGCGACGTGCTGGCATTCGTTGTCCGTCGTGGCGAGAACCTGAAACGAGGCGAATACATCGAAGGCGAAAAGAGTCGCTATCAAGTCCAACGGCCGGCCGGTTACGACACCGTCCTCGTTCAAAAATTGCTCGGCGAGTTGCATGTTCACGCTTCTTTAATCAGCGAGCACCGTGAGTATTGCCGTTTGATTGGCGAGTACCTGTTCGGTGACGAGGACTTCTTCCCCACGTCGGAGTTGTTCGACCTGTCTCCAATTCATGAACTTGGCGAAGACATTGAATCGCCCGCTTTCATAGACGGAATCGAATCCGTTCAGCTCGATGAAGTCACCGAGATGTTCATGGGCAGTCAGAACCTGACCAAGACCTTCCGTGGGCGACGCATCTTCGTCCAGCTGCGTGAACACCAGCAGCAACTCACTCTCGGTACCCGAATCACGAAAGCGAAATTTCGATTTGCGTTGCGGGACTACCCCGAGGTCATGGCAACGATTCACTCGGGCAACATCATCTCGTACTCACGACAGGTCGGCGTCGAACTCATCGAGGCCTGGATGAACCACCACGGAATCAAGACCACCGGACTGCCTCGTGACCCTTCAACACCTACGCCTTTGGCAAACGCTCTCTCGGATCCCAAGCCTGCGAGCACCACGGCGAGCGTGGCAGGCCGAGCTGGGTGAACATTGGGAACTGTGCCACCAGTTCCTCTCCGCGACGCCCGACCTGGCTGCATGGACGCTGGCCAGTGACGGTGTCACCGCGTGCGACGTCGTCGAGCATGATGACGGAACCTTCGTTGGCATCAATCGTCTGCAAGGCGAAACGTTCGATGTCGAACGGAATGAGTTGACGATATGCACGTTAAGCATCGCAAAACTCGCCATAACGTTGATGCCGTTGATTGGTGGGCGTGCCGAGAGTTTATCAACTATTCCGAATGGATCCGTCCAGAAACTGGGCCGACTATCACCTCGGTTTGCATCGACGACGATGCACTTTCACGCTCGTACCGATCAAACGTCACTCATCGAAACGGCAATGAGTGTCGGTGCGAAGACGGTACTGCTTGTCCCGTCGCTCGCTGGGACTGGCATCGACCTTGGCTCGATCGAGCGAACATTTGAGGTTACGGTCATCGCTGCAGATGAAGTGTTCTTCATCCAGGAGGGGACTGTCGTCGCGAGCACTGCGGCGTTGGCCGAGCTTCGCTACCGACTCGGGCTGGGTGATGATTCACCACCAAACTCGTTCCGCATGACGGGCGACCATTGGGAGATCTGTTTCCAGAAGACCCGGTTCGTGCTCTCCGACGCGATCGGCATGTGGTATCTCGCTGAATTTTTATCGCGTCCAGGGAAGACATTGAGTCCCGTCGAACTTGAGAACGCCCGCACAGGGATAGCTGCTCGGTCTTCTACCAGCGGAACTGGCGAAGCTTTTGACGAAGAAGCTCGCCGCGACTACAAGCGTCGGCTGGCGGACCTGGGTGCTCGCATCGCGGAATCTGAACGCAACAACGATGCAGGGACGCTTGAAACGCTGCAGACCGAACAGTACGAAATCCTCTCGCAACTTCAGAAAGACTCAGGCAAGAACGGCAAGGCCCGAGTGCTCACCGACGAATCCAAGTCACGCAAAAATGTCCGGCAGGCCGTTACTCGCGACATCAAGCGTATTGCTGAGCATCACGATGACTTGGCTGAACACCTAAAGCTCGCGTTCAAAGGCAACGCGATGTGTTATCGGCCGGATGCTGATCCCAATTGGGAATTCTGAAAAACTTCTCAGCGACTCACGCCATGTGCCAAAGACTCACGCCATGAGTCGCCGTGACTCCAGCTGAGAGATTCGCCTTCGAGCTGATCCCACTGGCCCGTGTTTCTCTGCGAACAATCGTTGGTTCGCAGCACGGTTTTCGCCAGCCGGAGTCGTCGAACGAACCTCCAGCCGGAGGATATTCGTTTGAAAACTCTGGAAGTCTCAACAGACAACGGAATCGACTGGAAGTACATCCAGGCCAATATCCGCTGTAAAGCCTGGCGTGGCTACAAGGCTGGTGCGTACGGCCGGCAGGAACTCCGCGACATCGAACAATCGTTGTGGACGATGGTCGAGCGGTATCTCGCCGATTTCACGCCCGAGCGAGCGACGTTCAAGACGTACATCGACATGATCGTTTCGCGGGCACTCGCCAAGATCCTTGAGGCTCGCAATACCGCGATTCGCACTCCGCCAGGCGGCCCCGTCGTCTCACTCACAACGATGGTCGACGATCCCGATGGTGGTCCGCCGATGGAATTGGCCTCGGCACTCTCACATGAAGATCGTGATCGCGCCATCGGAAGAGAGACTCGCAGCGAAGAAGCGGTCTTCGAGGAAGTCGAAGCGTTTCGTCGAGTGTTCGATCAGTTGCCCGAAACGCAGCAGGAACTCTGCAAACAGGTCATGGAACACGGACGCATTGCGACACAAAAGCAGTCTGGCATGACGCGTCGCGCCTTCCACACGATGTTGCAGGACATCCAGCAGCGGTTCGTCGATGCCGGCATCACACCGCCTCGCGACAAACGCTGGAAATAACGGCGTTTCAAAAGTCGCTCTTCATTTTCTGGTCATACCCTCGTCCCGTTCGCCTAAGTAACCCAGGAGGGGACTTGTCTTGCATACACCAATCAACGCCATCACTGGAGAACCCATGAAACAACTCGATATCGAACGCCGCGTTGCGCTCTCGCTCGCTGTTGGACGTTATTTGCGATCCACCGAACGCTTACACGAAGCCTCGCAGGAATTCACGGGAGCCTGCAAATCGCTCCGCCAACAACTCTGCAATGCGGAGCGTTTCGTCGTGCAAAGCGACTTCAAACACTACCTGGTGTCCAGCGATCGCCACGGCAATTTCGACGTCGAACAAATCCAAACCCTCTAACCAACCGTTTCACCCATCCATCAAGGAATTATCAATCCAGTGACCAACTTACTCGAAACCATCCAAACAGGCCGGCAATCGAAGCCGCCACGTGTCTTGCTATACGGTGTCGAAGGCATCGGCAAGTCGACATTCGGCAGCGAAGCCCCCAAGCCGATCTTCATTCAAACCGAAGACGGTCTCGACGAAATCGACTGCGATCGCTTCCCGCTGGCGACGAAGTTCGATGACGTCATCGCAGCCCTGAAGACGCTCGTCAACGAGAAGCACGATTACGAATCTATCGTGATCGACTCGCTCGATTGGCTGGAGCGTCTCGTCTGGGACAAACTCTGTCAGCAGTATGCCGTCGAGTCGATCGAAAAGGTCGACGGCGGGTACGCTCGCGGCTACATGCACGCCCTCTCCCTGTGGCGTGAAGTACTCGATCTGCTCAATGTGCTGCGTTCTCGCGGCATGGTGATCGTTCTGATCGCCCATTCCAAGGTTGAACGGTTCGAGGATCCCGAATCCTCACCCTACGACCGCTATTCGCCACGACTGCACAAGCACGCGGCGGCCCTCGTCAAGGAATGGTGCGACGCCGTGCTGTTCGCGACTCGCAAGATGCGAACGCAAAGCGAAGACGGTGGCTTCAACCGCAAACGCACCATCGCTCATGCGATTGGCAAAGACGGCGGCGAACGCGTCGTGCGTGCTTACGGTTCGCCCAGTTGCGTTGCCAAGAATCGCTACGGAATCGCTGAAGAATTGCCGCTCTCGTGGTCCGCGTTCGTGAATGCACTGTCCAACAACTCACCCGCTCCTCAAACCCAAGGTAACTAACCATGGCGAACCTCAACGGCTTTGATGCCAACACTGTCGAACCAGCCGACGAACTCGAACCGATCCCCTCTGGCAAGTACATCGCTGTCATCACCGACAGCGAAATGAAACCCACGAAATCTGGCACGGGCAACTACCTGCAGTTGACGTTTCAGATCGTGGAGGGTGAGTACGCAAACCGTCTTCTCTGGGTGCGTCTCAACCTCGACAACCCCAACGCGACCGCGGTGGAAATTGCCCGGCGGGAGTTGTCTGCGATCTGCCGGTCGGTTGGCGTCTTGGTGCCAACCGACTCGGCGGACTTACACAACTTGCCATGCGTGATTCACGTGCGAGTCAAACGCCGCAACGACACGGGCGAGTTGCAAAACGAGGTGAAGGGCTACTCGAAGAAGGACGCCGTCGCTCAGCCGATTGCCGCGTCGCAAGTCAGCGGCACGGACGCCCCTTGGAAACGTTGATCTCGGTCACCGTTTCCAAGCCCGACAGCCGGCCGGCCTCCCAATTCCGGTCGGCTGTTTTTTTGTCTGCCGATCTATTCCAAGTGATACATCATGCTGCGACTGCAACTTCCGTTTCCTCCCTCAGTCAATCGCTACTGGCGACACGTCGGCACCCGCGTGCTCGTCAGTAAAGAAGGTCGCGAGTACCGTTCGACGGTTCGCAGTCTGATGAAGCATCAAAAGGTGAGGAAGCACGATGGCGACTTGATCGTTGATATTCGCCTGATACCAGCGGATCGGCGTCGCCGCGACGTGGACAATTCACTCAAGGCGTTGCTCGATGCGTTGCAAGCTGGCGGAGCGTATGACGACGACAGTCAGATCGTTCGATTGACGGTCGAAAAGTTCGATCCGGAAACGGAATGCCCACGAACCGAGGTCATCGTCCGTCGCGTGCCGGCAAAGCTGGGCGAGCCTGGATACCGATTCTGTCTTCGCTGCGATGACGAGTTCTATTCGCTCGGCCCAGGCAATCGACTCTGCGAGGAATGCACGCGTTGGCGAAGTCGCCTTACCGGGTTCGTCCCGATCGCTCGTGGTCGTAAATATCGCAATGGAGCGCGGATAACATGAAGCTGCGTTCCTACCAACAAGCCGCAGTCGATGCGGTCTACGATCACCTTCGCAACCGCGACGACAATCCCGTTGCCGTTTTGCCAACGGGTGCAGGCAAGAGTCTCGTGCTAGCACAGATTGCATCCGACGCTGTCACGCAATGGAACGGTCGCGTATTGATCTTGGCTCACGTCAAAGAGCTGCTCGAACAGAACGCCGACAAGGTTCGCCGACTGTGTTCGGAAATCAAGGTCGGGCTGTATTCTGCGGGATTGAAAAAACGCGATACGAACACGTCTGTACTAGTTGCCGGCATTCAGAGCATCTACAAACGAGCGTGTGACCTCGATCCGTTTGATCTGATCGTCGTGGACGAAGCCCATCTGATTTCAAAGAAGGGCGACGGCATGTATCGGCAGTTCCTGGCCGACTGCAAGGTCATCAATCCGCACGTTCGCGTCATCGGATTAACTGCCACTCCGTTCCGCCTCGATTCAGGCATGATCTGCTCCAAGGATCATTTTCTCAACCAAGTCTGCTACGAGATCGGCATCAAGGAATTGATTCGCGATGGCTACCTCAGCCCTCTCGTATCCAAAGCCGGCGTCCACCGAGCCGATTTTGGCGGTCTGCACATCCGCGCCGGCGAGTTCGTCAGCGAAGAAGTGGAATCACTGGTTAACGACGATGCCCTCGTGTCGGCCGCGTGTGCCGAGATCGTGGAACTTTCGGCCGATCGGCGGGCCGTGTTGATCTTCGCGTCGTCCGTCGCACACGGGCAGCGTGTCGTCGAGGTGTTGCAGCAGAACCACGGTATCGAGTGCGGTTTCGTCACTGGCGAGACACCGGCCACCGAGCGAGACGAATTATTGGCTCGCTTTCGCGGCGATGCTCCGACCACGCTAATTGAAAACGAACCGCTTCGTTTCCTCTGCAACGTGAACGTGCTCACCACCGGATTTGACGCACCCCGAGTCGATTGCGTGGTGATGCTGCGTCCCACGATGTCACCTGGGTTGCTCTACCAATGCGTCGGCCGCGGTTTTCGTTTGCATCCGGACAAACAAGACTGTCTCGTTCTCGATTTCGGCGGCAACATCGAACGCCACGGTCCGATTGACCAAATCAAACCGAAGGACAAAGCCAAACGACCCGATCAAGAAGCACCTGCAAAGGAGTGCGAGAAGTGTCACGCCTTGGTCGCGTGCGGCTATGCAAGCTGTCCCGAATGCGGTCATCCGTTTCCACCACGGCAGCGAGAAGCCCACGATTCTGAGGCTAGCGAGGCCGGAGTGTTGTCCGGTGAAGTCACCGACGTCGAATACGAAGTCCAAGACATCATCTATCGCATCCACCGAAAACGTGACGCCGACGAAGACGCACCTCGCTGTTTGCGAGTCGACTACATGATCGGCCTGGACAAGTGGCAGAGCGAATTCGTCTGCATCGAGCATTCTGGCTACGCCCGACGCAAAGCCGAAGCGTGGTGGCGTGACCGCTGTCTCGATCCGTGTCCAACGAACGCGGAAGAAGCGATCGACATTGCCGATTCAGGTTTGCTCGCACCAGCCGAAACACTCACGGTCCGATCAATCGCGGGCCAAAAATACGATCGCATCATTAAACAGAAGCTCGGTGAGATTCCAAACGCCGCATTGGAAGAGGCACCCTTTTGATGGCCGATGTGCGGGAGCAGGTTGCGATCTATCGTCAGCGTGGCTGGTACTGCGTGCCGCTGCGCCCGCGATCAAAGTCACCGGCACGTCGCGATTGGACGAATCTTCGATTGAACCCGGAGGTCTTTCCCGATCAAGGCAATATCGGAATCATCCTTGGCGAGCCTGCGGGATGGCTCGTCGATGTTGACCTCGATTGCGACGAGGCGATCGAGCTTGCCGATCAATACCTGCCACCAACGCCAGCGATCACGGGCCGGCCGTCAGCCCCACGATCCCATCGTTGGTACATCGCGGTTGGCGCTACGACTGAAAAGCATACTGATCCGAGCGATGGCTCGATGATCGTCGAATTGCGTTCAACCGGAACGCAAACCGTCGTCGGGCCAAGTATCCATCCCGACGGTGAAGTTTACGAAACGCTCGATGGCGAGCCGGCCCCCGCTCCCTCTCTCATGTTGGCAGCGTGCGTCAAAGCACTCGCTGAGGCTGTCGTCCATCGGCGTGGAACAGCGAAGCCATCGCACCAAATCGCCACGTTGCCGCCACAGTCGCCTCGTGTGGGCAACGACGTGGAATCCCGGGCGGTTGCCTACTTGAACGCGATGCCGCCAGCGATCGCCGGTAGTGGCGGTCACTCGCAAACCTATGCCGCCGCGACGGCGCTCGTCCACGGTTTCGGCCTCGATCCGGCAGTGTCGCTCGCGATTCTGACCAATCACTACAACCCACGCTGCAGCCCGCCTTGGTCCGACAAGGAACTGCAACACAAGGTCAACCAAGCAGCAACGAAACCGCACGATCGCCCATTCGGCTGGCTTCGTGACGATGGTCCGATCGAGCCGATCGACAACGATGTGGACCTAAGCCGGTTCATGGTCGGAAATGCTCAACCCGCGGTTTCTGCTCAGCCTCCGCCGGCCGAAACAACGCCCGATCCCGGACAACTACCAGAGCGACTATTCAACGTGCCTGGCTTCGTCCGCCGAGTCATGGACTTCACGCTCGCGAATGCTCCCTACCCGAATATCGGCCTCGCGTTTTGCGGTGCGATGGCACTTCAATCGTTTCTCGCTGGTCGAAAGGTCTGCACGTCGGGTGACCTGCGAACGAATCTGTATCTTCTCGCTCTCGCCAGCAGCGGGACCGGCAAGGAGTTTCCTCGCAAAGTCAACTCACAGATTCTGTTTCAAATCGGTATGTCCGCATCCTTGGGCGACAAATTTGCATCCGGCGAAGGCATTCAAGACGCCCTCGTCCGCACTGGCCGAATGCTGTTTCAAAATGACGAGATGGACGGGGTGCTACGCCAAATCAATCTCGACCGCGAAAACAGCCGCGAGTCGATCCCCAATATTCTGCTCACGCTGTACACGTCAGCCGGTGACGTCTATCCGATTCGAGTCAAAGCGAATCAGAAAGACGCGATCCACGTCGACCAACCACACTTGACGCTATTCGGAACCGCGACGCCTCAGTATTTCTACGAATCGCTGTCGAAGCGAATGCTCACGAATGGCTTTTTCGCACGCCTCAACATCATCGACGTCGGCAAACGTGGCTCAGGCCAATCGCCGGGGTCTGCACGTGACCTGCCCGAGGAGATTCTGGACATTGCAAAGTGGTGGGCCGACTTCGAGCCTGGCACGGGCAATTTCCTGAACTTCCACCCCAAGCCGCTCGTGGTGCAAGCCACGCCAGACGCTGCCGAAGCGATCGACAAACTGCGGTTGATGACTGAGAACGAATACAACGCAGCGGAAGAGGCGCTCGATGAGGTCGCACGTACGGCATGGAGTCGTACGTGCGAACACGCCAAGAAGCTGGCATTGATCTATGCGTGCAGCGAGAACCACATCGAACCGCTGATTGGATTTCCCGCAGTCGAGTGGGCGACCGAGTTCGCGATGCATCAAACCCGCAGGCAACTGTATCTCGCATCCGTTCACGTCGCCGAGAACCCGTTTCATGCCGAGTGCTTGAAGCTGCTCAAACGGCTGGGCGAGCAACCCGAACAGCGAATGCAACGACAACACATTCTCAAATACATGAAGTGCAAAGCCGCCGACCTGGACCAGATCATTTTGACGCTCGTGCAACAAGGCGAGATCGAACCCGTCACCATGCCAACAGCGACCAAGACCGCGAGCGGCTTCCAGCGAGTCGTTGCCGAATGAAACCTTCACCGCCGCTTCCCAATCCTTCTCCAAATAGAGAAGGATTCGACCCGAAAGCAACGAATCGTTCCCAAACCTTCCCCTGCGTTGGGGAAGGATTCGAGAAGGATTTCAAAGGACGTTTGACTAACAAATATAGGAACAATCTCTCTCTTTCTACGAATACTTCCCCTGTTCCCCCGCTCATGCCCGCAATGACCAAACTCCCGACCGCCAGCCCTCGCACGGGGCTGGGGAAGGATTCGAGGGAAGGATTGTCCTGACGGACCGCCGGCAAGGCGTTTAGGTACTCCCGGCCGATCGTGTATCTGGTCAGGGCTACGGGAACAGCAGCCTTATTAGACACAGTTTGTTTTATCTGTCCGAATGAAATTTAGCGTGTGTTTCAGCGCATCGGATCACCAGCCATCCACCCAACCAACCAGCGAACGACCGAACCTTTTCCGCTTCTTCACCTTTGGAAAAGGACGCTGCCATGCAGGTCGAAATGTGGTCGCTTGATCGGATCAAGCCTTACGAGAACAACCCTCGCATCAATGACGATGCCGTGGATGCCGTCATCCTCTCGATCAACGAGTTTGGATTTCGTCAGCCAATCGTTGTCGATACCGATGGTGTCATCATCGTCGGCCATACGCGGTTCAAAGCTGCGAAGAAGCTCGGGCTGACCGAAGTTCCCGTGCACGTCGCAACGGACCTCGAACCCGAAGCGGTGAAGGCGTACCGGATCGCCGACAATCGAACTGGCGAGAACGCCGAGTGGGATTGGGACTTGCTGCCCATCGAAATCGGTGAGCTGCAGCAATCGGGTTTCGATTGCGAGTTGCTCGGGTTCAACGATGACGAACTCGCCAAGCTGCTTGATCCCGGCGTCACACAAGGTCTGACCGATCCCGAAGACGTGCCGGAGCCGCCGGACGAAGCAGTGACGCAACTCGGTGATGTTTGGATCCTCGGAGACCACCGATTGCTTTGCGGTGATTCGTCGAATGCCGACGACGTCGATCGGTTGCTCGCCGGCGCAAAGATTCACATGGTGAATACTGATCCGCCGTACAACGTCAACGTCGAACCGCGAAGCAAGAACGCGATCGCGGCCGGCAACAGTTCGTTCCCTGCCGGCGAAGGCAAAAGCAAAGCCGGCGAGAAGAAGATGCGGGCCAAGGATCGAGTCCTTGCAAATGACAAAGTCAGCGATGCGGAGTTCGCATCACTGCTCTCAGCCTGGTTCGGCAACATCGGCCGCGTGTTGCAACCCGGACGCTGCTTCTACATCTGGGGCGGCTTCTCCAACATCGGCTGTTACCCGCCGGCGTTGGCGGCCAGTGGGCTGTATCTGTCGCAAACGATCATCTGGGACAAGATGCACCCGGTCATCAATCGAAAAGATTTTATGTCGGGACACGAATGGGCGTTTTACGGTTGGCGTGAAGGAGCCGGCCACAAGTTCTTCGGACCAAACAACGCAACCGACCTTTGGCACGTCAAGAAGATCCCGCCGCAACAGTTGGAGCATCTTACCGGCAAGCCGGCAGAACTTGCGGTGACGGCGATGCAGTACTCAAGCCGCAAGGGCGAGAACGTGCTGGACTTGTTTGGCGGCAGCGGTTCGACCCTGATCGCGGCCGAGCAAACTGGACGCAAGGCGTTCTTGATGGAACTGGATCCACCGTACTGCGACGTGATCGTCGATCGCTACCAACGTTTCACTGGCAAGCCGGCAGTATTGGAACGCACCGGCAAATCACCGATCGCGATGAAACAGCGAGAGGAGAGAATGCGGTAGCCAGCCAATGCGACATTACCACGGTACTCCGCTGGGAGGAACTCGCGACTCGGTTGCACGCTTTATCGCTACTGGTAACCGGCATTTCTTGGTGCCATTTGGGCGTGAGGAAGACTTGCCAATCGTTGCTGAGGCCAGCACTGGTTTTTGCCTCGACAATGGTGCCTTTTCAGCGTGGAAAACAGGCAAGACAATCGCTGACTGGGCATCGTACCACGCATGGGTAGAAGCGTGGTGTCGCAATCCGCGTTTCGACTTCGCGTTCATACCGGATGTCATCGACGGTACTGAAGAGGAGAACGATCGGCTAGTTGAAGAATTTCGCTGTTCAGCGGTGGGACGTTTTGGGGTTCCCGTTTGGCACCTGAATGAATCGCTCCAGCGACTGGAAAAGCTTGCCGAAGAATGGTCGGTCGTCGCTCTCGGAAGCAGCGGTCAGTACTCCAAACCGAGGAGCGAGATTTGGAATCGCCGCATGTCTGACGCGATGAGTGTTCTGTGCGATGAGCATGGTATGCCAAGAGCAAAACTGCACGGACTACGCATGTTGGATCCGGCAATCGTAGCTCGCTATCCATTCCATTCCGCCGACAGCACCAACGTTGCTCAAAACAGCCAACTGCTCGCTCGTTTCGGAATGTACAAGCCACCTACGCAGGCGCAACGGCGCGAAGTGATCGCATCGAGAATTGAAGCCACACGCTCACCAAGCGTTTGGACACCCGTCACTGAAACTCAAACTCTTTTTGAACTGGAAGCAGAATGAATACGCATGAAACGACGATTCATGGGCGATGTCCCATCAACGGTGTCTGGGATTACTACACGCTACGAGTCACTACCGATCGCTTCGTCCGGGTCGAGGATATCGAGGAGATGGCCGATTTCGTTCGTGGGAAAGCGATCTGCCAAGAGGATATCGCAAAGGAGTTGCGAACGACTCTGCCGGCTCATTGCACCGTCGAGGTGATCGGTCGGCACGGACAGAACTGCGAAACAGTCGTGCGACTGGAGGCTCATGCCGACCCCGCGTTCTCGGCATCCTCATAGTCAATAGGTCTCGTGAGATGACTATTCACAGAAATGAGGTAAGGAGATTATTCGTGGCTAGAGTTCCTTGTAGGACCAAGCTCCGTCGTCAAAGACATAGACGAACTGAGCACCGCTGTTCCTTGCGAAGTCCAACAGCGAATCGTGCGTTGGCAACATCGCTGGAGGGTCACCGTCGGCAAAACGCTCGGCCTCTCCCATTTCGGCGTCCAAGCAGCGGATGTCGCCGCCGTCGATCAAGGTTTCTGCTTCTTCGGTCGTTTGGTAGTTGGCCATCAAAAGTGCTCCGGTGTGTTCGGGGTAGCCATCGTAGTGAAGGTAGACCGCTGCATACGTTCGGTCGGCGCGGCGGACGGCGATCGTCGCTCGTGTGGACATGGTGGTTGATCCTTAGTTCGTTTTGTCGGCCGGCAGTCGCTTGACGACGTCCGGAGGAATGGAAAGCATCAGCGACCGGCCGCCGTCCCAATCGACATCGACTTGCGTCCAATCGCTATGCGGATAGACGCCGGCCACCGTTCCGATGGTGCCGGCGGGAATCGGATCAGGGTCGTCGGTCATGGAAATCAGCCGCACGCGATCGCCCACCTTGAGGTTCGTTGTCATAGTTTCAATTCCTAGTTGCGAGCGTTGTTGGTTTCGTCAACCAGCGCGGCGACCTCAGAAAGTTGAGCGTTGACCAAGTTCAACGCTCGCACGTGCGTCCATCGCAAGGCCTTGTTGTCGGGCCTAATCATTCGGTCTAGTTGCAACTCGATGTGTTGCAAAAGGTCGCGAGCAATCTGGTGAGCGTTGTCGTAAGCCGCTGCCGGTTCGACCGGCCGCGCGACGAGGGTTTCAATCTTTGCCATTTCGTTTCTCCATTCGTGTTATTTGAAAAACCGTTCGTACAACCACACATCAGCCATGACTTTCCAAACACATCAAGCGAAGTCTGCGAAACTCACCTCAGAATTCGCATTCTTTTCCGACACGCCCAACGAGCCGCGACGTGGCCTCGTGTCGCGTCGCTTGGAAGGTCGGCGTTGTGTTTCCCGTCACGACGAAACGCCCGCACGTTACAAACGTCGGGCGTTGTCGGCGAAGTTTCGCCAAGAGAGAACATACGGCCAGTTACAAGCCGATCGGTACCAAAACGTGCGAGTCGGCCCCCGTCACCGGGAAGGATTCGCCGGCGTCCGTTCTGGCGTACAAGGCGTCGCCGCGTCGTATGACGTCGCGCACCGGCCCGGCGTCAATCATCTCGTTGCGGATCGACCGCAGTTCGTATCTCAGGCCAGTTTCCGGCGTCGCGGTTTCGCCCTCTTCCAAGTCCTCGACGGTCCGCAGGTCGTAGAAATGCTTCATGGTTCGATCCCCCTACGCTCGCGCGGCAAAGCGACCGCGTTCGACTTTGATGAAACGGCTGTCTTCCCCTTTGGAAAGCTCGCGAAGAATGGCCGAGTACAAAGTCGCGTGAGGCGTCTTGCCTCCGGGGCTCGTCCAATAGCCGGCGTCCGTCATCGCGGCAATCATTTCTTGGGCGTTCATCGTTTCCTCGGTTTCGCCCAGGACTTTCAACGCCGCCTCGATACACGAAAGCTTCTTGTCGCCGGCCGTCGCCGCCACACTCCCCGCGTCGGCCCCGTTCGTTTTCTTTGCGACTCGTTTGGGGGCTCGCGTTTCGCCGGCCGCACTGGCCGATGTCGTCGCTCGTGCTTTACCGAGCAACCGCTGAGCCGTTTTGATCCGGACCTTTTTGTTGGTCGTAAGATTCGTGGCGTTCCAGCCGCCGGCCGTGTTGGTCGAGTCGATTCGTACGACGACCTTCTTGTTGGTCACGTTGGCGTAGTACTCGCCGCCTACTTTTACGTCTGCCTTCTTCATCGTTCGTTCTCCGAAAGGGAAAGGTTCGTGGTTGGCTGCCATCGTCAGGCGACGGGTACCACCCGCCGCGACGCCAAGCCTCCGTGCTGGCGTTTCGGCTTCGGTTTACAGGACCGCACCCAAAACGCTCTGGTCGAGCTTTTCCAGCAGCTCGCAAAAGATGTAGTGCTCTTCGAGCAGCGGGCCGGCCGGACCGCCGTGGTCAAGGTCGGCGATCTCGAGGGCGTTCACCAAAGGCCGAAGGTTCTCGGCGATGCGGTAGTAGCTTTCGCGAATCTCTTGGGCCGTGTGTGGGTCCATGTTTGCGAAGAGCGGGCGAAGGGCTTCGGCGCGGGCGGTTTGGGTTTCGTTCATGGCCATGGTTTGTTCTCCGGTGGAAAGGTTCGTTACGTTTTGCCGCTGGGCGTTAAGACACATGAGCCATGGTTTTCAAAGCACATCAAGCAAATCTCGGCGAGTTCTGGAAATGTTTTTCAACGTTTTTCCAGAACTCGCATAACTCCCGAACGTGTGGCGAATTCATGCTCGAAAGTTTTTCCCGAAATGTTCCTTCAGTTCGCGGAGCTGTTCGCAAAGGTGCTGCAAGGAACCGACGTGCTCCCAATTCAGTGGGGCGGTTTCGCTGCCTGGTGCCGGCAAGTCTTCGACCGATTCGTGCAGGTCTTCGAGCAAGGTCAGGGCTTGTATGTGCGCGGCGGTGTAGGCGTGTTCGATCTTGGCGTTGGCCATGGTTATGTCTCTTGGTTAAAAAAGGGAAAGGAAGCGGGCTTCGAGCGAAGCCCGCGTTGGCAAGGTCGGCGACTAGCAATCGCGGCAGGTTTCCCAGGCTCGCTTACTGCCGTAGCAAATCTGTCCGCCTTCGACGATGTAGACGATCGCGTCTTCGGCGACGTCTTGGTCGTCGAAGTACTCGCTGGGGTCTTCCTCGCTCGCTTCGTTCATCTCCGCGCCGCTCGTGATGCCAGCGATTCGGTTTTCAAAGGGCCAGTTCTCTTGCGTCATCAAACGCACTTCGGCATCTGGCCCGTGTTGTTCGCGGTACTCGCTCAGCAGTTCGATCAGGGCGTCAATCGTCATCGTTGGGTCTCCGTTGGTAGGAAGGAAAATTCGTCTTGCGATGACACACATGAGCCATGGTTTTCGAGAGACAGCAATCGCATTCGCCCTGCAAAATGCAGTCTTTTTGCATGTTTCTTGATCTCGCCGACGTGCCCCACAAAGGCCTCGTGTCGGCGTCATCGAAACACTCGGCCCCTTAGGGTTACTTATGCGAACGACGCGACACGTGCGCCAGAAAACGCCAACGTTTTGAAGGAAACGAATGCGCAAAAGAAAAGCCGCGGTGAAGGCCGCGGCGTGGAGGGAAAGACGTTGGCCGGCCGTTTAGACCGCTTGGTCGTACTTACGAGCCATTTGCAAAAGCTTCTTCTTGACCGGTTTCCAGTCGCAGGTTTGTTCGCCGGCCGAAAGCTCGCCGTATCGTTTGGTACGAAGGGCTCCTTTACGCCAGCCGATGGTCCAGCCAAGGCGGTAGTAAAGCCGGTTGAGTTCCGTTTCGCCTTCGCCCGCGCCGTTGCGATCCCAGCAGCTCTTGGTTCCAGGCCGCTTGGTGTAGTCCCAGCCGCTGCAGCGTCGCGTCGTCAAAGCCAACTCGGCCAATCCCAATACCATTTGGATGTAGCCGAGCAGTTTGGTTTTGTTGAGCGTGCCGGCGAAGGCTCGAATCTCGATCCGGTTTCGGCGGCGAGCGAGGTGCGTCAAATTCAAAAGGTGGTAGCGGTCGGTTTCGCAGTTTCGTTTTGCTGCGTCCTTGTTGCCGTAGCTCTTGATTTGCTTTGCCCAGGTAGTTCGTTCGCGTCGCTTGGTACCCGTCGAAGCGTAGATGGCTCGCTCGTGGTTTCCGATCAGGCTTATCAGCCGAGCCAAGGCCGCTGCGTCGCCGTTCCAAGTAATGGTGATGTGAAGGCCGCAGCTTTCGTTGACCCGAGCTCCGCGTGCTTTGATCGCGTCGACCGCTCGCTCTACGTTCTGAAGTCCTTCGTATCCGCGAAGGATAGGCGATACGAACTCGGCGTTCTTGCGTCCTACCGGCGTGCGAATGCTGCTGTCGCGTTCTGCTTTCCAGCCTTCGGGCAGCCAAGCGACCGGCAACCCGTTGTGGTATCCGCCGATCGGCGTGGTGTCGTTTCCGGGCAGGTGAGTTTCGATTTCGATACCGAAGGCGATGTCGTTGGCGTGCATGGTTGTGTCTCCGAAAGGTGGCTAGGTGGTTGTGTTTCGCGTGGCGTTTTGCCGGCCGCGTGTGACACATGAGCCATGGGTTTCGGAACACATCAAGCGAAGTCAGCCCAACGTTTTGAATGATTCCGCATGTTTTTTCAGACGCGAACACGCGGCCAGTTTTGGCCCAACGTGCCGTGCAAAAACATGCGGCTAACCATGCCAAACATGCAAACGTTTGCGACAGTCGCCAACGTGTGCGGCGTGTCGCGAAGCCCTCAAATCAAGAGCCGTCATGGAAGACAAACGCAAATCAGTGACGATTAACTCGCTGCCGATCAAAGACGCCGCGACGGCGATCAGTAACGCCTACCAAACGCGAATCACGCCCGAGCAAATCGAGGCCGACGTTGCCGCCGGCGCACCAACGAACGCCGACGGAACGCTCAACGTGGTCGCCTACGTGGCGTGGCTACTCCAGGAGACACGACGTGCAACTTGACCCAGCGAAGCTACGACCGAGCGAGTGTTGCCGACTACTCAACAGCACACCGCTCGGCGAAGTCATCAACGAAAGACAACTCCATCGCTATCGCACGCGCGCAGGTCATCGCATCGGTGACGGCAAGAGCGTTCACTTGCTGAAGTTCGCTGGCCTGTTGATCGAAGACCGCCACCGCCCCAAAGCCGACGACACCGATGCCTACGAAAAACACAAGGACTACTCGCGCGAACGAAACGCAGCGAAGTCACTCGCCGGTCGCGACATCGGAGAGCTTCCGCCGGTCGCCGATCCGGAACGCAAAGCAAAAGCCGCCGGCAGCTTCCGGTACTTTTGCGAAGCCTACTTCTCGCTGACGTTCCATCTCTCTTGGTCTCCGGACCACATCGCCGTCATCAACAAGATCGAGGAAGCCGTCGTTCGAGGCGGTTTGTTCTCGCTGGCGATGGCGCGAGGTAGCGGCAAGAGTTCGTTGGCCGAAGTCGCCTGCATCTGGGCAGTCCTCAACGGCTATCGTGACTTCGTATGCTTGATCGGAAGCGACGAAGGTCACGCCTGCGACATGCTCGAATCCATCAAGACCGAACTAGACGGCAACGATCTGCTCTTGGCCGACTACCCCGAGGTCTGCTTTCCGATCCAAGCCCTCGACGGAATCGCCAACCGAGCCAACGGACAACTGCACCAAGGTAAACGCACGCAAATCGGCTGGACCGCCAAAGAAGTCGTACTGCCCAGCATCGAAGGCAGCAAAGCCAGCGGCGCGATCATCAAAGTCGCCGGCCTGACCGGCCGAATCCGCGGCATGAAGTTCAAACGCCCCGACGGCAAAACCGTTCGGCCGTCCCTAGTCGTGCTCGACGACCCGCAAACCGACGAGTCCGCTCGTTCGCTATCACAGTGTGCCAACCGCGAAGCGATCCTCGCTGGCGCGGTACTCGGGCTCGCCGGCCCAGGCAAAAAGATCTCCGGCATCATGCCGTGCACGGTCATTCGCCCTGGCGATATGGCCGACAGCATTCTCGACCGCGACAAGCATCCCGAATGGAACGGCTCGCGAACGCGAATGGTCAATTCGTTTCCCACCAACGAAACTTTGTGGGAACGCTACGCCGAGATCCGTGCCGAAGGATTGCGTGCCGGCGATGGCGGAGCGGCGGGCACCGAGTTCTATCGCAAAAACAAGACAGCGATGGACGAAGGTGCCGACGTCGCATGGAAAGAACGTTTCAACCACGACGAACTCTCCGCGATCCAACACGCGATGAACTTGAAGCTTCAAGACGAAGCTGCGTTCTTCGCCGAATACCAAAACGAACCGCTGCCCGCCGAAACGGTCGACGCCGACCAACTCATCGCCGAGCAGGTCGCGAAGAAGATCAACGGAATGGATCGGTGCTGTATCCCCATCGCCGCCAATCACCTCACCGCATTCATCGACGTCCAAGGCAAACTGCTCTTCTACGTCGTCGCCGCTTGGGAAGATGACTTCACTGGCTACATCGTCGACTACGGTTCATTCCCCGACCAAAAACGCTCCTACTTCACGCTCCGCGACGCCCGGCACACACTCGCCACCGAAGGCACGGGTCTCGAAGGTTCGCTCTACGCCGGCATGGAAAAGCTAACCACCGACTTGCTAGGCCGTGAATGGCAACGCGACGATGGCGCAGCGATGAAGATCGAACGCTGCCTCATCGACGCCAACTGGGGCCACTCCACCAACGTCGTCTACCAGTTCTGCCGACAAAGCCCACACGCCTCAATCTTACTTCCCTCGCACGGTCGTTTCGTCGGCGCATCGTCCAGTCCATTCAGCGAATACAAACGCCGGCCCGGCGATCGCGTCGGTCTCAATTGGCGAGTACCCTCGGTCCACGGCAAGCGAGCCATTCGCCACGTCATCTACGACACAAATTGGTGGAAGTCCTTCACGCACGCACGACTCGCGGTCGCCATGGGCGACCGAGGCTGCCTCTCCATCTTCGGAGACCGTACCGAGCAACACCGAATGTTCGCCGAACAAATCACCGCCGAGTACTACATCAAAACCGAAGGCCGCGGCCGAACCGTCGACGAATGGAAAGCCCGCCCCGAGCAACCTGACAACCACTGGCTCGACTGCCTAGTCGGCACCGCCGTCGCGTCGTCGATGCAAGGGGCGTTGTTGTTTGGCACAGACAATCGGGCTGGAATTCGACGAGGACGAGTTAGTTTCAAGGAACTTCAGCAAAGGCGGAGGGGATGATCTAAATCGTTTTCGGTAGGCGATTCCCGATTCTGAATTACTCCGGCGTCGGCCACCGGTGCGTTCTGGCGGTGCATCGCAAAAAACGCTTAAGTCTCCAAACCATGTAGAGTTCACGGATTCAATTGGACGCCGGAAGTTGCCGAACCTCGCTCGCTTTGATGATTCTCCAATCTGAGTCGGACAATGAACCCGAAGCATTTTGAATGCTCTCATCCCTATTTGTTGACGCGATCATGGGGACTAGCTCTTGCGGCGTCTTTTTCGTCGCGGGCGTCGGGGTTTGCTTTTCGTTCCTTTTGGATGAAGGTCAACTTCATCAAGAACGGCATCTGCATCGTCTAAGCCAGCTCGAAGCAGGTTCTCTAGCAATGCGAGCCCACCGGACCTTGTGTCCTGGAATCGCTGAAGCGTCATTGAAACCTCCACGAGTGATGGTCCAACGGTGTATGCGTCAAATCCCATTTGTTTTAGTTCTTCATACCGAGTCTCAACCAATGCTTGGCAGACTCTTAGAATTGCGGAACGACAATGGGGCAGGATTGCACAGGCATGCTCAAGCATTTCCGAGGTCGCACGCGCATCGAGAGCGAGGGGGTAATTTGCAAACGCACCAAGTAGTTTTTCAGTGGGCTCTCCGGCCTCTATGGATTTGCTCATCCAGAATACAGTACCAGTGGCATGCCAGACTTTCTCGCTACTTGAACGCAACAGCTGGACGAGTATGGATGATGCTTTGCCTGGTTGGTCAAGTTCGCTCCAAAGACGTGAAGCGGCAAATCCGATGCCAACTGCAACCGGTTCTAACGCAGCATTGCCTGATACGCTCGCAAGCTCAGCATCTAGCCATTCGCTTGCCCATCTGTGCTCGTCCTCCCGCATCGCGAGTACAGTCAGCAACTCACCGTAGCCTTGCTGCGTCAACGCATCGTCCGAATTCCGCATAGAACGCAACTGCGTCTGCATTTCGGTTTCTTCAAGAAGATCACTCACATAAGCAATCAAACGCAAACCTGACGCAGTCCTTGGGAGACTTGGAAATTTTGAAAAAACGGTCGTCAACAGCGTGCGAGCATCGTCACGATCACAAGTCTCAAGTCTCAACCAGCGAAGCTCCGGACAAAACGTCTGCCATGTTGACGATGAGACTTCTCGACTCAGATGTTCAGTTAACACGCGAATCCATTCGTCGAAATCGGGTGGGGTTCCATCGAGTAGGCCAGCAGTAAGTGCCATCAGAGTGAAGAATGACTTGTCGGTATCCAAGATGCCGCCAGTCCGCTCCCAAAGAATAGTCTCCTTTCCTTCCCAGGGCTTCGGGTCACTTTTGACCAAAGTGCTTGACTCATGATCCCATGGCATTTGCAGCCACTCTTCGAGCAAATCGCATATTTCATCTGGCAGTCCGATCTTGCGCTCACTCCGATGGTAGAGCATAAAAGAAGCGTCGTATCGGAAATCCTCAGACGTCCGTCCGTACGGCTCAATCTCGACGATGAAATCAAATATGTCCTGTGACGCAATATCCGACTCACCAAGCGCTCGAAACGCACGCCCCACATGTTGAACTCGCCCGGCATTCGCGAGTGTTCGCATAATCGCCATGCCACGTCGTGGGTTCTCCTTGGTTAACTCAGCGAGCTCACCCTCGCATGCCGTAGCATCACCAGGTTCTTCCCATCCGCCATCAATTTCCTTCCTCTCTCGCATAGACCGATCGACGGTAGGCTTACTGAACGCATCAACGATTTCTGCATCGCTAGCCGATCGCATTTCATCGGTTGTCATTGGTGGTATTTGGCGGACAAACCCACTACGCGACCGAATTCGCTCCCGATCCCATTCTGGTATCGCTATCTTTTCGTCTGCGATCTGACTCGCTAGCTCAGGGGACTGCAGATTGCCAGGAATCGCACTTAGTAAATGAAGCCGGTCTTCGCGGTCCCACTTTTTTTGATCCTCACATTGGTCTACATCATCCCTATACTTTGACCAACTTCGGATCGCGTTAAGAAGACGCGTCTGTTCCGATTTGTCCAATGCAGGGTAAATAGCTTTTATTACAGCAACGGAGTCTGACTGACGCGTTTCGGCGTACCGTCCAACGGACATTCGTCGGCGATCGCCGAGTAGGTAATCAAGGCACTTGCCAGGATGCGATCTTGCACATTTGACGAGTCCGCGACAGATGAGTCGATGGACAACGGCGTTTTCAGATCGCCAAGTTGGTTCAGTAATCTCGATGAATTGTTTTGGATCATCCTGTGATACCGCATCAATTGCCGCGTCTATCGCCGTAAGGACAGACGACTCACGACGCCATTCGTTCTCCTCCATCGCCAGACAATACCCAGCGTACGAATAAAGCACCGATCCAACGTGTTCTTTATGGTGTTTTTGAATTGCCTTGACAGCCCATGGCCATGCATCAGACAAGAAGCTTGACGGCGACGCCTTCGCGATTTCTGGTAAGTCGTACCATCCCTTTGATCGCTCGATTGGACTGTCATAGCGGCTTGGGGAACGATCGGACGCATCTAAGTTCGATTCGATTCTCGTCATTGCACGAACGAAGAGTGCTCCCGCTTTTTCTGGTGCACTCGCGGAAACAGTCGCTACAAGGTCTTCGATCCAATATGGTGCTTCGTCCGAGTTGTCGCGATCAATGAGTCGATTTACGACTGCAATTGTCTCGCCGGTCCAGCGTCCGCATTCACGAATTACTCGGTGTGTCAGCTGGTCAAATTTTTCGTGCGGCAGCCAATGTTTAGTGACAAGCTTGAGGCACTCGGAAAAGGCGAAGTCCCATGACTCAGATACTAATGCGACCATCGGCCATTGATCGTAAGGCTCCAGTCGCATGATATCTGGAAAGTGCGTTGCATGAAATGCACGAAACCATCGCTCTTTGCCGCGAATCGCGATCAAGATTCTAGTACGCTCGTCCGGTTGCGAGAGTCGCACTCCGATCAAGGCAACTTCAAACTCATGGGGTTTGTCTTGACGGCACACGAAATCAATCAGAAGAAATCGAAGATGCAACCGCAGTTCGCTGGAAAAAAGACGTTCGATCTCTTCGCGATAGCGGCGTTCGTCCGCACGACGTAGATATGTAAGCACGGACCAAACCGTTGGTCTCACTAAAACGGAATCTTGCCGTCCTGACTCCAATACGAACGTGCAGAGCGAAACTTCAGACTCCGTGAAGAACCGTGCCTTCGCATACTCCAAGAGAGTTTGATGTGCAAAACCAAGAGATTGGTCTTCTGTACGCAAGATGCCTTTTGCCTGCAGTGCTGTGATTGTTGACGAACACTCTTGAAAACTTACGAGGGGAGTCCAAATTGACTCGGTCGCTACTAGCTTTTTCGTCAGGTCTTGGAGCAGTTGTCGCTCCTCATTCGACACGACGGCGCGTGACCAAGAGTCACCGAGCATTGTTTGGTAAGAGTCGAACGGCGACACATTCCCAGTATCGGAGTAGCTTCGGAGAAATACACCGAGATGCTGAGGAGTTCGCAAAACTTCCTTGAATTCGTCCGACCAATCATTGGCGTTGGGTATGCCCTGGCTGGTGAGACGTTCGGAGACACTTTCCCACGTAGGAAGAGCGAGCGAGATTGTCTTGGAGTTTAGCCGGCGAAAACGAGTGTCATACGTGTAATCGAAGTCGCGGCACGAACAAAGAACAGACACATTTGGTAGCTCGGAACATCGGGCGACAAACTCGACGATTTCGTTCAGCCGACTCGACGTAAGATCAACTGTACTCGCAAGAGCATCGAGTTGATCGACAACGACCAACACGGATGTATTTGTAGACACTGCCTTTACGGCGTCAAACAAAGCGACATCCAAATCGAGGACTCGTCTCCCCCATTCGCCAAAGCAAAGATCATGCGGGAACATATCCGCCTTCAAAGCTAACGTGACAAGGCCGCGATCAGTCGCATCTTGCGCTACCTTTGCGAGAAGGCACGTTTTTCCGCTACCCGGTGGACCAAGGAGTAAGGCTGTTGTCTTTTCATTAAGTGTGGATTCAATCTCATTTTCTTCGACACGCTCGATTCGCTCGTCATCGTCAACTACCATTGACATCAGCGTCTGCGACGACTGCTTGAATGCGGCGGACATAGCTCCCACGGTCGGCATCGTACTCTCGCGAGCACTTTCTGGCCCGACCGAGATTTGCCGACTGTTAGACAGTGAATTACCCCAAACATCTCTCGGTAACTGGATGAGTAACGCTTGGAATAGTGCGGCAGCCGACTGGCACGCGAAGTTTGTCCACTCACCACTGCGTTTATATCCGACGATGTCGCTGATCCCGCGGACGCAGAGTAGCGGAATCTCGTGCTCGCCTCCGTGGCGGGCGGCGTGGTATACACCCCCTGCCTCCATTTCAACATGAGAGATTTGCCGTGCTGCCTTCTTCCATTCCTCAAGCAATTCGTATTGCTTGAGGAGTACGTTTGAAGTTGCAAGTACATCTGGCCGGAAAATCGGCGGCCGCAGATCGCCATTCGAGGGGAAATGGTGTTCTATTGCGTCAAGCACTTTTTTTCGGAAGTCGGTCGGACCGTACAAGCTCGTATCTTCAGTGGAACTGGGCAGTTCGATCCGTGGTTTCGCTGCATTGAGCGATTCGTTGGAATTCCATGGGCCAAGAGTGTCACCTTTTGCCGGTAACCAACCAAGAAGGCGTTCAACGTCCCGGTGCATGGGACCGCCAGTCGTCCTGAACTCTAGGCCTTCGTCTTGTATTGCTGCAGTAACCGAGAAGTCAATTAGACGGCTCGCAAGAAGCACATCGCCGAGCGTGAATTCCTTGTCCGGACAACCACCGGCAATTCCCGCAAGAACCAACCAAGACGGAGAAAGGTCACTAATGATGCTGTGTGCATGAGTCTGAGCGGCACCATGACCTTGATCTATTGTCCGCGAAACAACAACGGTGATTTCCTCGCCAATTCGGTTCGTGAGAGTCGCGAATTCATAGATAAGCTTTCCACCCAGCACGGTGCGAGACGGCTTGAACCGATCAAGCACGGCACGGAATTCGTCATCTCTAATCGTTAGCACGGCGAAATCGATACGACCGTCGATTTCTTCGATTTTGATCGTGTCTGACATATTTGTCTGGATTCCCCAACGAAGTTCAAGTTGCCAGATGCAACTGTAACACCGACGGCAGATTTTGTCGGTATCCCCATCGCCACTCGTCAACGTCATCCGGAAAAGACGTTCGCACGACAAGATTTCGCAATGCGTTTTACAGGAACAGAATCGCAGGCACAGATGATCCAACACACCGGGATCCGCCTCATTGCGCGCTCCGGCGGCCGACACCGGAGCATTCTTACTGTTCTCGGACTTTGGGTGTCATTTAGCGACGCTTTGGGACGCGAATTGTGGTTCCTCGCGAGAGATACCAGAGGAGGATGCTCGTTTCGCAGCACATTTTTTGGTTTACCTACCACTCGCTTCGCCTAAGTAACCCTGAGAGAGACATTGGTTTCACCTCATGGTTACGACGAAATGCCAGACGACCTCAAAGACGAGATTCGCGAGAACGCATCGGGGCCGGCGAAAGCGTTTGGCGATGCCGGTTCGGTTGAACAGCACAAGCTGACTGAGCAAATCGCTGCGGACAAGCATCTCGCTGGCAAGGACGCGGTTCGTAAGCCGAATCGTGGTTTGCGTTTTAACAAGTTCGTGCCGCCGTCGGCTGGTTGATCTTTCTTTTCTTTCCGTTTTGCGAAGTGCATAGGGCTGCCGGGGAAGGCAATAGGATTACAACACGGATGTTGAAGATGTTGTCAGGGATTATCGAGCAAGCATGGCGTGGTGGGCCTTCCCGCTCTTCATCCGCGCCGGGACGCTCATCCCGGCAGCCCTTCTTTTCGCGGCTTCGTGCGAAGTACGATGCCGCGAATACGACTCTCGACAACATGAAACATTGGTCGCGTGCCGACGGATTGTCGGCTGCGGCTGCGAATAGCACGGACGTGCGACGTACGCTTCGTAATCGGTCGCGATACGAGGTTGCCAACAACAGTTACGCTCGCGGGATCACGCTGACGCTGGCGAATGACGTGGTTGGCACCGGGCCGCGTTTGCAAATGTTGACACCGGACGATGCCGCGAATCGTTTCGTCGAGGCGGAATTCTTTGGGTGGGCCGAGGCGGTTGGATTGGCCGAAAAGCTGCGGACGATGCGGCTTGCTCGTGTTTCGGACGGTGAATCGTTCGGGTTGCTGACTAGCAACGAGCGAATCGACGCAAAAGTAAAACTCGATCTGCGATTGATCGAGGCGGACCAAGTTGCCTCACCAACACTGGTTGCTGACCGCTCGCGATACATCGACGGCATTCAGTTTGATGACGACGGAAACCCGATCACTTACGACGTCCTGCGTGAACATCCTGGCGATGTGACATTCACGATCGACGAAGAATTCGACACGGTGCCGGCCGCTGCAGTGCTGCATTACTTTCGCTGCGATCGACCAGGACAAATTCGCGGCATTCCCGACATCACGCCAGCGTTGCCTCTATTCGCGCAACTGCGACGCTTCACATTGGCAGTACTTGCCGCCGCCGAAACTGCTGCCGAGTTCGCCGGCATCCTGTACACCGACGCTCCGGCGAATGGAGAAGCCGACTCCGCCGAGCCGTTCGAGCCGATCGAACTTGAGAAGCGAATGCTGCTCACAATGCCCGGCGGCTGGAAGATGGCTCAGATGAAGTCGGAGCAGCCCAGTACGACGTACGCCGAGTTTAAGAAAGAGATTCTCAACGAGATCGCTCGTTGTTTGAATATGCCCTTCAACGTCGCCGCCGGTAATTCTTCGGGATACAACTACGCGTCAGGGCGTCTCGATCACCAAACCTACTTCAAGTCGATCCGAGTTGAGCAAACCCAACTCGCTCGCGTCGTACTGGATCGCTTGTTGAGTGCTTGGCTTCGCGAAGCCATTCTCATCGAGGGCTATCTGCCCAATTCGCTTCGCACACTCGATTCTACGTTCGAGCATCAATGGTTCTGGGATGGTCACGAGCATGTGGATCCCGCCAAAGAGGCCAATGCTCAAAAGATCCGTCTCGCCAGTCATACGACAACTCTGGCCATCGAATTCGCGCGGCAGGGGCGTGATTGGGAGACGGAACTCAAACAGCGGGCCAAAGAAGTGTCGCTGATGCGTGAGCTTGGTCTGTCGGCCAGCGATGAAACTCAACCCCAATCCTCAACCAAGGTCACGGAAGACAATGCCGAAGACACAGCACGCGCCGCTTGAAGCCGACGCCGAATCCGTCCCAAGTTCGCTGCGAATCGTTTGTGATGACGCGGCGACGATCACGCTCGCTGCCGCCGAGACGCCGGAAGAGGGCAAGCCTTCGCTGCGTAAGTTCTCCATGACCGCCTACACCGGTGGTGCAATGCGGCTTGGCGGTTGGCCATATCCGGTCGTTGTTGACCTAGCCGGTCTGCGTGTGACTCGGAAGTCTCGTCCGATTCTGAAAGACCACGATCGTGGCAGCATCGTTGGGCATACGGACGACATCGCGATCACTGACAAGTCGCTCGAAGTCGCTGGCGTGATTTCGGGCGTGGGTGCGACGGCTCAGGAAGTGATCGCGACCAGTGAAAACGGTTTTCCCTGGCAAGCCTCACTGGGTGCGAGTGCCGATAAGGTTGTCTTCATCCCTGAAGGAAAAACGGCGAACGCCAACGGCCGCGAGTTCAAAGGGCCGGTCTATGTCGCTCGCAAGTCAACGCTCGGCGAGGTTTCGTTCGTCGCTCTCGGAGCCGACGACGATACGGAGGCCCGCGTCGCCGCTGGCAACTACGCCGACGTCGACGAATCAACCGACACGGACGAAGAAACCGACGACCTCGAACCCGTTAACGCAAGTTTGAACATGAGCACGAAGCCGAAGCCCAAATCCAATCAAGGATCATCGCCGGTTGCCGAGATGCGGGCTCAGGCCGCGGCCGAGTCGCGTCGCATCGCCGGGATTCGCAAGGTGTGTGACAACAAACACGCGTCAATCGAGGCCGATGCGATTGAACAAGGATGGAGTGTCACGAAAACGGAGTTGACTGTTTTGCGAAGCGAACGACCGAAAGCTCCTGAGTCAGGTACGTCTAAACCCGGATTCACTCGCGAAATCCTCGAAGCCGCGGCATGTTTGTCGGTCGGTATTGACGAAAAAACGTTGCTTGCCAGCTATGGTGAACGCACCTTGAACCAGGCTGATCCGATGCGAAACATTGGTTTGAAAGAGCTGGTCGCAGAGTGCGCTCGCATGGAAGGCATCGACGTACCGCGTGTCTTTGGTGACGGAACCGCGACGATCCGTGCTGGGTTCTCAACGATGAGCCTGCCGAGCATCCTCGAAAACGTGATGAACAAGACGCTGCTGGCGGCTTACACCAACACGCCGATCGCTGCATTTGATCTGTGTAGCGTCGGCACCGTGTCCGACTTCAAGGAAGTCTCACGCTACCGTTTGCTCGGAACGGGCGGGTTTGAACAAGTTGCTCCCGACGGTGAACTGAAACACGGCAAGTTGTCCGAGCAGAAGTACAGCAACAAGGCGGACACCTACGGTCAAATCTTGATGCTGACTCGGCAAGACATCATCAACGATGACTTGTCGGCTTTCATGGACATCCCGCGTCAAATGGGACGCTCGGGTGCCGAGTCAATCGACGACTTGTTCTTCACACTACTGCTCAAGAACGCGGGATTCTTCAGTGGCGGAAATGGCAACTTGCTCACTGGGACCGACACGAAGTTCGGGCCGGACAGTTTGACCGTTGCCAAGACCACGTTCCGTAAACAGAAGGCTGGCCCTGGCAACAAGCCGAAGGATCAAAAGCCAATCAACATTCGGCCCGAGTACTTGGTCGTTCCAGTCGAGCTGGAAACCGAGGCGGAACTGCTGATGGGTTCAGCTCAGTTGATGATCGACGCTCAGGGCTCACCGACCAAGATTCCCGTCGACAACCCGCACCGCAACAAGTACCGCGTCATCAGCACCCCGCATTTGTCGGACTCGTACTACACCGGCGCGAGCGGCAAGGCTTGGTTTCTGTTCGCCAACCCAAACATCCTGCCTGCGTTCGAGATCGTTTTCCTCAATGGTCGTCGCACGCCGGTGATCGAACGAGTCGAAATGCCTCCGAACATGCTCGGCATGGGATTCCGCTCCTACATCGACTTCGGTGTGAATTCTCAAGATCACCGCGCCGCAGTGAAGGTCACCGGCGAAGCGTGATCCGTGGGATAGGCATCTTGCCTGTCGTCGAAACAAAACCATCCATTCTCGTTTGAGGTTCTCATGTCCGCAGCAGATTTTGTTCAAGAGGGAGCGGCGGTCGACTACACACCCGACGCCGACCTCCCTGCCGGCAGTGTCGTCGTTCAAGGCGAACTGGTCGGCATCACCAAACACGACATCAAAGCCAACGTGCTGGGCGCAATCAGCGTCGAAGGGGTCTTTGACGTCGCCAAGGATCCCGCGATCTCGGTGTCGGCCGGTGCCAAGGTGTACTGGGACGCGACCGCTGGCCAATCGGTGACGACTGCGACCGGCAACAAGCTGCTCGGCAAGGCCGTGCTTTCCGCTGGCACCAACACACCGACCGTCCGCGTTCGACTGAGTCAATAAGGGTGGTCATGGCGTCGATCAGCCAAGTAACGGCCGACCGGGCCAAGGCGATCGAACGTCTCGTGTTCGCCGACGACCGCAAGACCAGCCAGTGGCTTAGGGCATCGCCGTTCGCAACGTGCTTCTGCATCGCCGTCGCTTCGACTGAAGCGACGTGGCGGGTGCAAGCTTTATTGCCAGACGAAGAAATCGTGCAGCTCGGTTACTACGTTCGCTCGTCCACAACGGGCAGCAAACTTTTCAACACGTCCAAGCCGCTTTACTTGAAGCCGGAAGTGATGTGTGGACTGCCCATTCGCTTCGTTTCGACAGTCGAACAAATCAATCCGATCCTATGGGTCATTTTCAAGAGTTAAGGAGCACTCACTGCATGAACGCAACACTGCGAGCCATCATTGCCGCGTGCGTCCTGTGTCTGGCGAGCGGTTGTTTGCCAGAGCGACCAATCCAGGTGCGTCCGCTTCCAGCCCCCGCGCCGGAGCAACCCGCGGCCAACTTGCCCAACAAGCTGCATCAACGCAATTGGACCGGCAAACTCAATCAAGGAAGTTGCGTTCACGCGTCGCTGGTTAATCACTTGCGTTGGCTCAACGAGTTTGAACTCGGCGAACGTTGGCGGTCGACGTACAGCGACGGTGAATATGACTCGCGTTTGCGAAGCCGACTCAATGCGGCCGACATCGACTACAGCTACACGATCAAAGCCGACCCGCGTTTTCTCGATTGGGCAACGGCGACACGACGCGGAGCGATTCTGTGGTGGAAGCCAGCCCACTGTTGCACTTTCGTCGGCTGGGTGAATCGGGACGGACGGCAATACGCAGCGATTCTCGACAACAACTATCCCGGCCGGTTTGAACTCACGCCACGCGAACAGTTCGTTCGCCTTTGGGCTGGCTATGGCGGATTCGCACTCACGGTCCTCGACGACCCAGCCAGTTCCCTGCCCTATCGAAGTTATGAGGTGATTCAATGAACGATGGAATTCGGATTCGATTGAGCCTGGGGCTCGTCGCGTTGGCGATCATTCACGCCGTACTCCTTGGCACCGTGTTCACGGCACTTCGTCCGTGTCCAACCGTCCAGCCCGACGACGATGCTTGGAGTGTCCCCAATGCCGTGCCGCCTGCTCCGCGCGTAGGCAGGATCGAAAAGCTTGACGAGCCGCAGTCAGTAAACCTGAGTGCTCAAGGCGAGATCAAACAGCAGTCGGTTTCGATCTGTCCGACATGCGAGCCGACAACGATCTACACACCGACGATTGCTCCACAACCCGTGGTGCCGGTCGCAGCACCGCAACCTCAACCATCAAAGAAGAAGTATCAAATCGCCTTGTTTATCGGCAGTGATGCGAAGAGCAAGCAACTACTCGATTGGTTCAACCATGATCCGAAGCTGTATAAGCTACGGACGGACTGTGACTTCCAGGTCTACACGTCTGGAAATGCACTCTATCAAACGCGATTCGCCAGCATTGTTCCCGTCGAACAGTTTCCTGTCGTGCTGTTTCAGGACAACACAGGCGGACACGTTCATGCGGCAGGCCGAACGATGTTGCCGGCCACGGCGGCTGAGTTGTACGCCGATCTTCACCAGGGCTATCAACTTTACCAACAGACTCGGCAAGCCCAAAAGACTGGCGCACTGAAGACGCGAGGCTATTCGTGGGACGACGCGATCTCGCCGAAGTTGCAACTCAACTCCGAGGACTGCCCCGACGGGTACTGTCCGGTTGAACCGACCGACGGCTGGCGACCGGGTAACCGAGATCGCGATGGTGTGCGTGACGTTCTCTTCGACAGGGCGAACGAAACTCGCAATGCCTTGCTTTGGGCATCGGCAGGCGAACTGGCAACCATCGCGATGATCGTGCTTGCCGTCTTTCTACTCGGATTCATTCTCATCAAGCGAGGTATGTGAGCAAATGACGTTACTAACCGGAATCGCAACCGTCGTGGTGTTGCTGTTGATTGCCGTCGCCTTGTTGCCATCGAAAACGCGTGACAAGGACAGCAATCAGGCAGCTAGCGTTCTCAATCCCTTTCAATCGCCAGCAACTCCAGTCAATCTGCGTGAGCAGCAATTGCAGGAGGAATCCGATGCGATCGCCAGCGAGTACCAACGGCGATCCAACGAAGCGTGGCTGGACGAGTTGAGTGATAAGGCATCGACATTGTTGAAAGCCCCAGCGAAACCAGCGGCACGCAAATCGTGACCGACATGCTGCATCGCGGGCAGTCCTGGTTGGCTGAGAAGCTGACCAAGCATGCCTCGCAAGACGTGGTCTATCAACGCGACGATGTCTCCGTCGAGTTAACCGCCACGATCGGCAAGTCGGAATACGAACAGGACGACGGTGACGGTGTCATCACGCGTGCTCAGGTCCGCGACTTTCTGATTAACACGAAGGACTTGCTGCAATCGGACATCGGCACTTGGCCCCGACGTGGCGATCGCATCCTTGAAACCGATGGCGACACGACCTTCGTTTACGAGCTGATGTCGATCGGGAATGAGCCGCCATGGCGATACAGCGATCCCTTTCGCGTCAAACTCCGCATCCACACCAAACTGGTTGACACGATCACATGACAGCAACGCCTGCCACCGTCATTCAAATTGCCGAAAGCGTCGTCGCGGAAATCAACGCCGGCTCTTTCAGCAAGACCAACCTCTCCGCGCAGCGACTCTACGTCCCCAACTTCGATCTCGAAGACATGAAGGAACTGCGGGTCACCGTTGTACCTCGCGAGGTTGAATACCTGCCGCTCGATCGTGCGTCGAACAAGTATCACGCGACAATCGACGTCGCAGTTCAGAAGAAGTTCAGCAAGGGCGATGCCAAAGAGATTGACCCGCTGGTGTTCTTTGTCGAAGAACTGGCCGACTACTTCCGGCTCAAACGACTCAATTCGTTCGTGGCGGCCCGCTGTATCAAAGTTGAAAACTCCGTCCTGTACTCCTCCGAGCATTGGACTCAGTTCAACCAATTCACGAGTCTGCTTTCGTTGACGTTTGAGCTGGCGAAATGATGCACATTCGGGCTCGCGTGCATTTCACACCGGGCCAACTGAAAAAGAAGGTCAACCAAGCGACCTTCAAAAGCCTCGGTCATGCAGCTGGCACTGTCCGGACAACCGCCAAACGATCCATCCGCAAACGCAAGAAGCCATCCAACCCCGGATCTCCGCCCAGTTCGCCGACCGGAATGCTTCGTCGCGTACTCCGCTACGAGGTGGACCGCGAACGCGAAGAAGCCGTCATCGGTCCGGTGAATGAAATCGCTGGCCGGTTATGGAACCTGCACGAATTCGGTGGCGTTGTTACCAAGCGACGCAAACTGAAGCGACATCGGTTTCGCGTCGGCGAGCACGGTCCGATCCGAGCGAAACAGCCCGGCAAGTTCGCCCGCATCAAGTTGCTGACGGTCTCTCAAGCCAACCGAGCCACACGACTGATCGAAGAAGAGAACGAACGACGTGGAGCCGGCAAGCCACGACGCTATCCGAAACGCCCGTTCATGAAACCAGCCCTCATCGCCAACCAAGCTCGCCTGCCAAAGTTCTGGCGCGACTCGGTGAAATAGTCTCTCGACCCAGGATGGAATCGAAACATGTCAGCAGAAGTGAAACTCGGTCTCGATGCCGTTCTGACCATCGACGGGGCCGAGATCAAGAACGTCAAAGACTTGACGGTCAATCTCGAAAAGGCCGAGGCCGACGCATCGACTCGTGACAACAACGGCTGGCGAGCCACAGTCGGCACTCTGAAAGACGCGTCCATCGAATTCACGGTGCTCAATAAGAACGGCGACACCGCGTTCGGGATGCTGCAAGGTTTATGGAGCAGCGGAACGCCGACAGACGTTGGCATTTCTGATGCCGGTGGCTCGCTGACGCTGACATGTGAAGTCATGAACTTCAATGTCAATCAAAACCTTGAAGAAGTCGTGTCGGCCGACGTCACCTTGAAACCAACCCAATCATCGTCCGGCAGCGGCATGAACGTCGGTAGCGGCACGCCCTAAGTAATCCTCGGAATGGAACTCCATGCAGAAATTCATTGATCGTCGCGGTCGCGTCTGGATCGTCGATATCGACAACACCACGCTTCGCCGCGTGAAGGCTCTCACCGACGTGCGATTGCTCGACGCGATCGACGGTGACCTGGTCACTCGGTTGTCGAGCGACCCATTGTTGCTGGGCGATGTGTTGTTCGCCATCTGCAAACCACAAGCTGACCAACAAGACGTTGACGACGAGTCGTTCGCCGAGGGCCTGGCTGGCGACTCGATCGACGAAGCATGCAAGGCATTGGTCGATGCGTTGGTCGCGTACTTCCCGGAGTCCCGTCGCCGTCTTCTGCGGAAGGCGGCCGACAAGCAGAAGATGATCGAGACGCGGGGCTTGGCGGCGATCGAGCAGCGACTGGACGATCCGAATCTGGTGGACCGGATTGTGGAGGACCTAGAGCGCAAACTCGCGGTGCCGACATTGAGCGACTCATCATCCGACTCGCCGGCATCATCGGAGTCGACCCCGGACCACTGACGCTTCGACAGCTTGTCCAAATGGCCGAAGCGAAACGCCAGCACGACTGGCACATCGCCAGCAGCGTGATGGCGCTGACTGCCGAAATCAATCGCGATCGAAAGCGTCGCCGGAAACCGTTCAAGCCCGATGACTTCAATCCCTACACAGTCACGCGGTCCGTTCCGGTGAAAGCCACTGTTGAACAAGTCGCCCATCTGCTTGGCACACGATTCCAACCCCGTGAGAACGATTCTCCATGTCCCAAGTCCGAGCCGGATCCGCCTACGTCGAACTGCTGACCAAGGATGCAGCATTTGTAAAGGGTTTGCGGTCGGCTCAGAAGCGTCTGGAATCGTTCGGTGCGTCGACGCGGTTGCTTGGCACCAAACTGATGGGATTCGGGGCGGCTGCGGCGGCACCACTGGCCGGCAGCGTCGCCATCTTCTCCAGCTTCGACGACGCCATGCGGGGCGTCGCTGCGATCACCCAGGCGACTGGATCGCAACTTGAGTCACTTCGCAACACCGCGAAGAAGCTCGGAGCAACGACAAGTTACTCTGCCAGCGAAGTCGCATCTTTGATGACCGAACTTGGTCGCGCCGGATTCAAACCGGAGCAGATCGAGAAGATGACTGCCGCCGTGATGAACATGGCTCGTGCCACTGGCACGGATGCAACGCAGGCCTCTGGGATCATGGCTGCGACGATTCGCCAGTTCGGGATGGAAGCTGGCGAAGCGACACGAGTTTCCGATGGCCTGACCGCTGCCGCAAACAAGTCGTTTAATACGGTGGAATCTCTCGGCGAGGCGTTGTCTTACGCGGGCCCGGTCGCCGCCGACGCGAACATGAGCCTCGAAGAGACGCTCGCTATCCTTGGCACGCTCGGAAACATGGGCATCCAGGGCTCTTCTGCCGGTAACGCAATGCGACGGTTGCTGACGATCAGTGCCGCCGAAAGCGAGAAGTTCAAAACTACATTTGGCGTCACAACCAAGGACGCGAAGGGCAACGCTCGATCACTCGTCGATATTCTTGGCGAAGTCGCTGCAGCAACCGCGAAAATGGGAACGGCCGAAAAAGCTGAGAAACTGAACGAGGTTTTCGGACTGCTCGGCATCACCGCGGCCAGTTCGATCGGGAAGAGCGTTTCCGATACCCGCGAGTTGTATTCCGAACTGCAAAAGGCAAGCGGCATCGCTGGCAAAACCGCTGAAGAAATGGAAGGCGGACTCGGCGGAGCGTTCCGAATCCTCAAATCATCCATCGAGGGAGTCGCGATCGCCATCGGTGAATCGCTCGAAGGCAGCGTCACGACGATGGTGCAAGCCTTCAGTCGCGCGGCGTCAGGAGTGATCGAGTGGATCAACAAGAACCAAAAGATCGTGAAGATCGCTGCGGCGAGCGCCGTAGCTATCTTCACGATCGGCGCGGCATTGTTCGCCCTCGGTTCGTTCGCTGCCGTTGCATCATTCGCAGTCGGTGGACTCGCGTCGATCTTTTCATTCATCGGTGCTTCGATCGGCGTGATCGTCTCCGCCGTTGGACTTCTCTTCACGCCGCTGGGCCTCGTTGTCGCGGCAGTCGCCGCGCTCGGTGGCTATTTTCTCTATTCAACTGGGATCGCCGGCCAGGCAGTCGAGTATCTCAAAGGTGTTTTCGAGACACTCAAAGCTGATACCCTCGCCGCATTCGGTGCGATCGCCAATGCACTGGCCGCCGGCGACATCACTGCGGCCACCGAGGTCCTGTGGACGTATTTGAAACTCCAGTGGGTCAAAGGGATGACCTACATCAAAGGCCTCTGGGCCGACTTCACTCAATATATCTCTGATGTGTGGGCTGATTCCGCCTACGCGATCGGGGATGTTCTGATTGGTGCCTTGTCGGGACTCGCTGGCGTCTGGAACAGCACGCTCGGTTTCATGGCCGATGGTTGGACGATTCTCACGTCTGCCGTGCAGAAAGGCTGGAACAACACGATCGGGTTCCTCAAAAAAGGGTTTCTCAAACTTCACGAACTTGTTGACATCGCCGGCGATGTGTCAGTACAGATCGGCGGAGTGCTCATCAACGCATTGGCCGGCGTTGAGAACGCATGGGTTGAAACCGTCGATTACCTTGCCGACACCTGGACCGTGTTCGTCGGCCAAGTGAAGTCGATGTGGAATTCAACCGTTGGATTCCTCAAGAAAGCATGGATCAAACTCAAAGGCCTCTTCGACGACGACATCAATGTCGATGTCGAGATGGCGAAGATTGACGCTGACACTCGAGCGGCCGATGCTGCGGAAGAACAACAACGTCAGCAAGCGATCATCGAGCGTCAGCGCCGCCGATCGAAGCGAAAGGAGCAGATCGAGGCCAATCGCGTCGAAATGCAGAAAGGCATCGCCGCACAACTCGACGCCCGTCGCAAGGCTCGTGAGGGGCAGGACATCGACGCTGATATGCGGGCGATCGACGAAGAGACCGACGCGAAGAACGCGGTTGTTGACCAATCCAAGGAGCAACAGTTTCGCGAAAACGACGCGGCGCAGTCCAATCGTCAACAAATCATCGACGACACAACGGTCGGGGTGCAACGCACGCTCGATCAGATGCGAGCGGAAGCGAAAGCCGCACGCGAAGCAGAGCGGCCCACGGCTGAAGATCGCAGCAAAGAACGCGACGAGCAAATCTCGACCGCTCAGGCCGACTTTGATGCTGCCGTAGAACGTGCCAACAATGCGACGCCCCCTTCGGACGCTGCGCCAAATGCAGACGACGCTGCTCCCCCGGAACCTCCGGTCGCTCCGCCCAAAATGCCTGAGCCCGGCGCAGTCGAAATTCCCGGCGTCGATCTGCCCGGCATCGACAATCCCGAGCTGCAACCTCCCAATGCAAAAGACCTCCGTCTCGACCTGAACCCAGACGCTCAAGCGGCGATGGACCAGTTCGCAAACGGTCCGGAAACCGACCGCACCGAAGTCGCCGGCAATTTTGATGCGCGTGGTTTGGGACTTGGCAGTGGAGCGTCGACGATTCCGCAAAAGGCTCCTGAACCACTCAAGAAACTCGATCCGATTGCGGCAGAGAATGATCCCATCGAAGTCATCGTCGCGCCACAATTGAAACTGCAGCCTGAGCAGGCCAACGAGCCAAACCCGATTGGCGAGCCAGGAAACGACGTTGCCGACATCGTTGTTAATGCTCCGAGCGTCGAAGTAGTCGCGGGGGACGCACCCGTTGTGCCCGCGCCAGATGTCGTCGTGAATGCTGCGAGCGATCCGGCTATCGCTTCGCCTGATGTTCAGATACCCGACGTCAAGTTACCTGCGTCGGACACGCCCGATGTCACCGCGCCCCAGATGGTTGTTCCGGAGGTCAATGCGCCTTCGGTCGCGATCAGCCAAAAACCGATCAACATCGAGTCGCCGGCGCAGAATCCACCGAGTGTCTCGGTGCAAACCGATTCGCAATCAGTCGATCCGCCAATCGTTCACGAAAGCGATGCGACGGTCGACTTGCAAGAAGCTAACAATCAGCCCGATCTGTTGGATTCCGAAAGTCGGTCTGACCTCGAAACCGCGCCGACACTCGACATTGCTGCAATTACCGAAGCATTCGCTTCCGTCGGGCGTTCACTCGCTGCGTTTGACTCCGCGATCACTAGCAGCACGTCGCAGCTACAACTGCCTGCGATGTCCGGTGGCGAATTCAGTGAGGACATGAAGCGGGCAATCATCCAGACTGCCGAGAACACTCGACGACTTGTTGAACGTTCACAGTCGGGAGGGTTGGTGTTTAGCTGATGTCGCTCTCAACCGGTGGATACAACTTTGAGGTTGCGGCTCTCTCCGAAAAGGCGTCGCGGGGGAAATTGCATTCCGATTTCACTTCCTACGTCGCGACGAACGGCGGGGCTGTGGATCCGGCTGCCGCTGCGAGTTCTTTGTATCAATACTACAAGGCGAATCACAAGGACCTGATTCCGTATCTGCAAATCGACTCGGAGTTCATTAACCAGAAGCACGCTTTGGTTAGCGTCACGATCAACAAAACCAAACTCGATCCGGTCTCGTTCAGTACAACCGGAGCGACAACCCATCTGAATCAATCGCTGCAGACTCGTGGCATCTACTCCGCGCCGGGGATCGTAGCCCCCGTTTATCACGGTGCGATCGGCGTTAGCGATTCTGGCGTCGCCGGCGTTGACATCACTGTCCCTGCGTTTGAATTCTCCGTTCGCAAGAAGTTTGAGTTCGTTTCGACGGGATATCTGCTCGCCATGGTTGCGATGACCGGGCGAGTGAACTCGACGCCGTGGTCGATCTTCTCTCCCGGTGAAGCTCTGTTCCTTGGTGGCGAAGGCGGCGAAGACGAACAGAACTGGGTCGACGTGACTTACCACTTCGCCGCTCGACCGAACGAGTTCGCGATGACGGTTGGCAACATCACCGGAATCACGAAGCAAGGTTGGGACTACTTGTGGGTCAAGCACGGCGAGAAAGTGGTCGGCGATCGCGTGCTGCAAGTTCCTGAGGCAGCTTACGTTGAGCAGGTCTATCACGGAGGAAACTTCAACGTGTTGGGAATCAACTGATGACCCGACGCGTGAAACCAGGCGATCAGTTCGCGATCACCGCCGCTGAATACAACCGTCTGCTCGTTGCTGCGGAAGCCTCGCATCGCAATCGACTGCCAGGCGGAGGTGGTCCACGCACGCATTTACGGAATGCTGCAACCGTTCGCGTCCACAACCTGTCGGCAACGACGGTCCCAATTGGCGGGATCGTTGGTTTCGAGTCGCCGCTGACCGATCCGACCGTTGGGCCGATGGAACTGGCCCGCTTCGTTCGCGACGCGACAATCCGATGCGTTCGGCCTACAGAAGATGAACACACTGGTCGCGTTGGGGTCGCCATCGAACCGATCGCGGAAGACAAAGTCGGACGCGTGGTGTTCGATGGCGTTGTGGCCGCGCGAGTCAACGTCGTCAAAACTTGGCACAAGTTTGCGGATGTTGGCGAATCGGCCGGTGACACACTGCAATCGAAACCGGATGGATCGGCACAGATTCTCTGGCGACGCGACCTCAACCAACTCGGTGACCAATGGGCAGTCGTTCGGGTCGGTCGGCCCGCTGATCCGGTTTACCTTGTCGAGGTTCCGATTGGTGGCATCGCTGGCCGACGAGGGATGCGGACCGGCAGCGCAGACTGTGACCTCTATCAACTCGATAAAGCAGGCGAGATCGAAGCGGTCAAGGATCCGGCAGGCGACACAGTACGAATCACCGCTCGGAATCACTCGGCGCAGCGTATTCGCGGACCGATCGCCGATTCGCCGAAACAATACCTTGAAGTGCAATTTGACGGCCAGCGATCTTGGGTGATCGACCCGCCGAAACAAACGCTTCTATGCAAGCCAACGAAACGTATCAAAGCAAAGTCATGGGGAACGGCTCGCGAGCTACGGTTTGATGGCGGATGGAAGCCGATCGGTCCTGCCGTTTCGGTTTACAACGTTTGCGACTACGCGTTGTTGGCGAGCCAACAGATCGTCTGCCACTTCCACGAAGACACGTCGGCATACTTGACGATCGGTTGCCGTTGTTGCGACGGAAGCAGCAGTTCGAGCAGTTCATCAAGCTCCAGCAGCTCGTCGAGCTCAAGTTCCAGCAGTAGTTCTAGCAGCGACTCATCGTCCAGCAGTTCTTCGTCGCCCTCGTCATCCTCGTCATCGGGAAGTTCATCGAGCAGCAGTGGCTCGTCCAGTAGTTCGAGCATGAGTAGTTCAAGCTCGTCGAGCATGTCGTCGAGTTCCAGCAGTTCCCTGTCGTCATCCAGCAGCAGTTCGTCTGGATCTAGTTCGTCGAGTAGCGGCTCGTCTTCATCGTCGTCCGGCAGCCCGTCTTCCTCGTCGAGCAGTGGTTCGTCATCAAGCAGCCCCTCATCAAGTAGCAGTTCCGGCAGTTCTTCGTCTTCATCGAAGTCGTCACCCAGCAGCGATTCATCCTCAGACTCTTCGTCATCCGACAGCAGCGATTCCTCCCTTAGTTCGTCCGCATCCAGTAGCAGCGATTCAAGCGATAGTTCCAAGTCCTCATCAAGCAGCGACAGCAGTAGTCAATCGAGCGATTCGTCGGTCAGCAGCGATTCGAGTACATCGACGAGTCTGCCAAGCGTGAGCAGTTCATCCAGTTCAGACGGTTCGTCGTCGGCATCGAGCGGTTCGTCAGGCAGTTCGTCGGATTCGCAATCGAGCGATTCATCCAACAGCGATTCGAGTACATCGACCAGTCTGCCCAGCATCAGTGGTTCATCAAGCTCCGTGGGATCCTCGTCCGCATCCAGCGATTCATCAGATAGTTCGTCCGATTCCCAGTCCAGCGACTCATCGACAAGCGAATCGAGCGATTCCAGTACGTCGATCAGCCTGCCAAGTGTTTCAGGATCGAGTTCATCGGCGAGTGAATCGTCGTCGAGCGACTCGCAATCAAGCGAATCAGGTTCGTCAAGCGATTCATCCACCTCACAGTCAAGCGAATCAAGCAGCACGCCATCCATCAGCAGTTCGCAATCGTCCACATCCGCGAGTGAGTCGTCGACCAGCGAATCATCGACATCGGAATCAAGCCAGTCTGAATCAAGCACGTCGGAAAGTGAATCACGTAGCGAGTCAGGTTCGGAGAGCGTGCCTTCCTACAGTTGGAATTCGTCAACGAGCAGCGCAAGCGATTCTGAATCGAGTCAGTCAGAATCGGATTCCCAGTCGCAATCTGAATCAACATCGCCGTCAGCCAGTGAGTCGGGAAGCGATTCTCAAAGCGAATCAAGCATCGACCGCAGTTCTGACTCGCAAAGCTACTCAGCGAGTGCTTCGGGATCTTATTCGGACAGTGCCTCAGTCAGCGGAAGTCAAAGCGTTTCTACATCAGGCAGCGGATCGGATTCAGGCAGTGGGTCAGGATCAGGCAGCGAGAGCGATTTAGCATCCGGAAGCGGATCGGGTTCCGATTCACGATCAACAAGCACTTCAGATTCTGGCAGCGATTCGAGAAGTGATGACTCAACCAGTGTGCCAATTTCATCGAGTGGATCTGGTTCAGATTCAACCTCACGGTCGACGAGCGAATCGGGATCGGATGGTTCTGACAGCGATCGTCCCAGCACTAGTGATGATCCGAGCGTCGGCGATTCATCTGGCAGCGACAGCAATCAACCATCCGAAAGCAACGACTCGACATCCGATTCAGATCCACCCAGCGACGGTTCTGATCGTCCTAGTGAAAGTGCATCCGATAGCAGCGACGGATCCGATCGACCGAGCGAGAGCGATTCAACCGAGGAACCTTCCGAAGACAGCAGCGGATCGAGTGAACCGTGCAACAGCACCTGGATTTGGTCGTGTGGCTGGGAATTGGTTGACAGCGATTGTGAAGACCCCGGTGACCCACCCAGTTCGTCCGGTTCATTCGATGGAGCAGTAGCGGGGATGACAGCATGATGCATTGCCCTCATTTAACACCCGACAACCAATGCGAAGTGGCATGCCAACTCGCCGGTTGTCGCGTGCAAACCACGCCAGTCGCCTGCAACGCGTGCCAGACCAACGACAACCCATGCGCGATCAACGTTGTCACGATCGGCATGGCATTGGTCAACAAGAAACGCCGCAAACAAGATGTCACCGAGTTGGAAGCCCTGCTTCGCAACTACCTGCCGGACGACAACCTGATGCCGGCAACGCTGAAGATGAGCAGCTACCGGCCTGGCCCCGGCAACGAACTCAAGAAGATGATCGCTTGGTTTGCCAAGCCGAGTGAAACATGCAACTGCGAAACCCGTGTCGACACGATGAACGACTGGGGTGCCGAAGGTTGCCGCCGAAACATTGACACCATCGTCGATTGGTTACTCGAAGAAGCTCAAGTAAGAGGACTCCCCCATGGAAGGTTTACAGCAACAGTCGCCCGCAGTCTCGTCAAAACTGCCATCCGCAAGTACGAGCGGAAATTCCCCGAAGGGGCACCCGAACCAGACCAGGACGATCCGGAGGACGAATTCGATCGTTGAACGCTGCTTCTTGATGAACCTCGATCGCCGTGACGATCGACTGCAGGATTGGATGCGGCAGCTTCCCGAACCGTGGCCGTTCCCCGAACCCGAACGCTTTACTGCGATCGACGGCCGCCGCGTCGCGACACCCCCGCAGTGGCGAGCGGGCAACGGAGCGTGGGGATGCTACCGATCGCATCTGCTGATTCTCGAAAAATGCCTGCTCGAACACATCGACTCCTACGTCGTGTTTGAAGACGACGCCGGATTCGGCGACGACTTCTGTGATCGGCTGCAACAGTTCATTGCGGAACTGCCAGCCGACTGGGGCATGGCGTATCTCGGCGGACAGCACTTGTACGCCGGCAAGAACCCTCCTCACAAAGTTAGCGAACATGTCTATCGCCCCTACAACGTGAACCGCACACACGCGTTCATGGTGCGCGGGCGTGAGGCGATGAAGACACTCTATCGCCATCTAACGTGGAACGACTGGCACACCAAGCATCACATCGACCACCACCTCGGTCGATTGATCCAGCGTCGCTACCAAGCTCTCGTGCAAGGCAAGAACATCCAGAAGGAATCCATCGCGGTCTACACGCCCGATCGCTGGCTCGTTGGACAACTGCCCACGAAATCCAACATCTGCGGTCGCAAATGGAGTCAAACGCGGTTCTTCAATGACGCCAAGAACGCCGACCATTCGGACGCACCGTTCTTCGCCGTGCTCGGCCCGCACCGCGCCGGCACTTCGTGCGTCGCGATGGTCATGCACCATCTCGGCGTACACATGGGCAATCAACTCGGTGGCTACGAAGCGACCGGAGGCGGCGAGGCACTCGGATTGTCGCAGCTTTGCGAAAAGGTGATGCGTTTCCCGGCGACGGACCCGAATGTCAGCGACGACCAACTGACTCAGATGCTCAAGTCGTGGATCGTCAGTCGAAAATCGGAAGCGAACCGTGACAAGACGGTCGCTGGGGCGAAGTATCCGCATCTGTGTCGGTTCGTGAATCACCTTCACGCCGGGCTGGGCGATTCACTGCGAATCGTCTCCGTCGAAAGAGACATCGAGGCCTCGATTCGTTCGCTGCAGAACCGTAGCGAGAAACATCGTGGCCAATGGTTCGCGGCAAACGATGAGCAGTGTGAAGTTCTGCAACACAGTCTCCGCGATCACCGAGACAACTTCATCGCTGAACATCCCGACGTGCCAGTATTCCGGATCGAGTTCGCCGAGTTGGTGACGTATCCCGAAGAAGTGATCGGCAATCTGGTCGAGTTTCTCGGCATCACGCCGACGCAGGATGAGATCCAGTCGGCGATCGAGCACGTCAATCCTGATCTCCGAAAGTTTGGGTGAGCAACATGGTGAAAAGTATTTCAATGGCAGACATTACATTCTGCATCAAGACGATTCACCGTCCGTGGTCCTGCCATCGTCTGGTCGAATCGCTGCGTGAGCACATTGCAAACCCAACGATCGTCGTCGTCGATGACGGGCGACCGGAACTACGTTTCAGCGAGAAGTATCCAGAAACCGCCAAGCATTGCACGATCATCAATCTTGATCGACACGACGTGGGCGTTGGGGTCGGACGTAACGCAGCAATCGACGCATCGCAAACCGAGTACATCTTTCTGCTCGACGACGATCATGTTGTCACGGCGGACTTTCACATCGACCGCGTTTGCGAGTACTTCGCCAGCCACGAACTTGACATCCTCGCCGTACGCCAAGGTGGAGGTGGTCGCCCCACGATGCTTTCGCCGCTAATGAACGGCAAACGCATCTGGATGCATCGTGGTGAAAGGAAACGCATCGGCACCGTCGCGTGGTGCGACATGGTCAGCAATGCGTTTCTGGCTCGTAAGGAAACGATCGCGACGCTGCGTTGGGACGAAGCCCTGAAAACTTACGAGCACTGGGAGTTCTTCTACCGAGCGAGTCACCTTGCCAAGCTTCAAATCGCGGTCGCCACTGATTGCTCGGTTGTCCATGCCCACGTTGCCGGCACAGGCTACCGCGATCTGCGTGGTCGATCCAAGTTCCGAGCGATGGGGCTTCGCAAGCACGGTTTCCACTCTTTGCGCTACCCAGGAGGTCAAATCGTCCGTGCGTAATCAAGCCACTTTCTGCATCAAGACGATTCATCGTCCGCATTGCTGTGCCGCACTCGTTCGCAGCATTCACGAACACTATGGCGAAAACCGTCCGCTGATCCACGTCCTCGATGACGGAAAACTAGAGTTGCGATTCTCGGCCGTGTGCCCCGACGAAGCTGCAATGGTCGATCGACTGATCGAGACCGAGTACGACATCGGACTATCCGCTGGTCGCAATCGGTTGCTCGATGCTGGCGACACACCGATCGTCATCTTCGCGGATGACGATCACCTCGTTACGAATCAAACGCGATTGCCCGACTTGATCGCGACGCTCAACAAACATCACGACCTCGATTTGCTGGCAGCCCTCAGTAACAACGAGGAACGTCCGCGAATGCTACGAGTCGACGGGAGAACTCTGCGGATCGCATTCGGCAGTTACAGACAGCGGCGCTCGATTCGCTGGTGTCACTACGTCGGCAACTGCTTTGTTGCCTACCGCGACATCTTGCAAGCGATCCGTTGGGATGAATCGCTGAAGGTCGAAGAACACTGGGACTTCTTCTGGCGAGCAAAAATCGCTGGCATGAACGTCGCGGTCGATCTGAATCACTCGTTCAAACACGAGCACGTCGACCCGACTGGCTACAAGCGGCGACGACCAGAGTTTTTGAAAGCCGGATTAGACAAACACGGATTGGAGAAAGTCGTATGGAAATGA